AGGAGGATGGTGACAAACTATCACCAATTGAAGTGCATGATATGGTTTGTCATATTGCAGATGCAGTATTGGCAGGTGGTATTCGTAGAGCAGCTTTGATTAGTTTATTTAGTGCTGATGATGATGAGATGATTTCTTGCAAGTCTGGAGCTTGGTGGGAAAATAATCCACAAAGAGGTAGAGCAAACAACTCAGCCGTATTGGTAAGACATAAGGTTACAAAAGAATTTTTCATGGATCTTTGGAAGCGTGTTGAGTTATCAGGAGCTGGTGAGCCAGGAATCTATTTAACGAATGATAAAGATTGGGGTACCAATCCATGTTGTGAGATTGCACTGAGACCATTCCAGTTCTGTAACTTATGTGAGGTGAATGTATCTGATATTGAATCACAAGAGGATTTGAATGCTCGTGTGAAGGCTGCTGCATTTATTGGAACATTGCAAGCTGGTTATACAAACTTCCATTACTTGCGTGATGTATGGAGACGTACTACAGAAAAGGAAGCGTTAATTGGAGTATCAATGACTGGTATTGGTTCTGGTACTGTAATGGGTTATAACATGAAAGAGGCTGCAAGAATAGTAAAAGAAGAAAATATTCGTGTAGCTGAGTTAATCGGAATTAATAAGTCAGCTCGTACAACAACAGTGAAACCAGCTGGTACAACTTCTTTAGCTCTTGGCACATCTTCTGGAATACATGCATGGCATAATGATTATTATATCAGAAGAATTAGAGTAGGTAAAAACGAAGCTATTTATGATTACTTAGTTAATAATCATCCAGAGTTAATTGAAGATGAATACTTCAGACCTCATGATACAGCAGTGATTAGCATTCCACAAAAGGCACCAGAAGGAGCTATTCTAAGAACTGAATCACCATTCCAACTACTGGAGCGTATTAAAAAAGTGCATCTGGAGTGGGTAAAACCAGGACATAGATCTGGAAGCAATACTCATAATGTGTCTGCTACAGTATCATTAAAAGCAGAAGAATGGGATTTGGCAGGTGAATGGATGTGGGAGAATAGAGATCACTACAATGGTTTATCAGTACTTCCTTATGATGGAGGTAGCTATATTCAGGCACCGTTTGAAGATTGTACTGAAGAGACGTATGAGGAGATGGTAAAGCATCTACATAATATAGACTTGTCATATGTATTTGAAGCAGATGATGCTACAGACCTAAAAGGAGAATTAGCTTGTGCAAACGGATCGTGCGAAATTCGATAAAAAATTTGTAGTATTTCGTAAGTACCCCCTATTTATAATAAAAGGAGGTGCTTATGAAATACTACATTTACAAGATATTTAATCTAAAGAATAATAAGATGTACATCGGCAAGGCTAAGAGGGTAGATCGTCGTTGGAGTGAACATCTGAGAAACGTGAAAAACGGTAAACAACATCCATTATATGATGCGATACGAAAACATGGACTTGAGTCTTTTCAGTTTAGCGTTGTACTGGAAACAACCTCCTCTGAGGTAGATATATTGGAGAAGGAATTGATACAAGAGTTGTCTAGATACCCTATTGGGTATAATTTAGCAGAAGGTGGTACTGGAGGTGATGCATATCGTTATCACGATGAGACTGCACAAAAAACACGCTCAGATATTGGAAGAAAGTCGTATGCTGAAAATCCACGAGGTATATCAACAAAATCCCAGAAAGGTGTACATATTACGGACGTGCTTCCAGATATAAAACAAAAATGGAAGGAAAACCATGCAAAGTCTATGGAAAAACTAAGTGCTCGAAGAAAGTCGGGTTCCTATACAGAAAACGAACTTTTAGGATACCAAAAGCAAAGTGCCGCAAAGTTAGGGGGAAACAATCCTCGAGCACAATCTATTAAGTGTTTAGAGTTAGAAAAAATTTTTGGCAGCATAGGAGAGGTAGTTAGAGAATTGGGTTATAATTCTCCCACGCCAATCCTATATAGCTGCAAAACCGGAAAGCAAACAAAAAAAGGTCATCTCTTTCAGAGAGTTGCTAACACACCTGAAAAGGGGTAAATTTAGTTTATTAAAATGATCAAAAAGGATTGGATATATGATCAGTATATGAAGGAGCTTACTAAACCCAAGCTCCTTCCTACTGACTTTTATTATAATGAAAACGGTCTAATGGTAATGACCGAATCTTATCACTTACGTAGAGGCTACTGTTGTAATAATAACTGCAAGCACTGTCCCTACAAAAATAAAACAGAACAAAATGATATTAAATGAATCAAAAGGAAGTTTGGTTGAACAACTCCAACAAAAGTTTGGTATCGCTGTAACTGGCGAGTATGACCAACTTACAAGAGTAGCTATTATTGGTTGGCAGCTGGAAAGAGCTTTACCAGCGACTGGTGCTATTGATGAATCCATGTGGATTGAAATTTTTGGAAGTCTTCCACAAGTAGAACAAAAACAAAAAGTTACAACTAAAACATCTACAAAAAATGATAGTGAGGTTCAAGAAACTCAACCCTAATGCAGTTACTCCAAGTTACGCAAAGATAGGTGATGCCGGATTAGATTTGACAGCTATTTCAATGCAGGTTGTAGATCAGGAAGTTTATGGTTATGTGGAGTATGGTACTGGAATAGCTGTTGAAATTCCACAAGGTTATGTAGGACTGATTTATCCAAGAAGTTCTATTAGCACCACAGGAATGATGTTAAGTAATAGTGTGGGTGTTATTGATTCTGGTTACAGAGGTGAGATCAAGTTTCGATTCAAATGGGTGAATAACACAGCAATGTACAATCTTGGTGATCGTATTGGTCAGATGGTTATAATGCCATACCCAACCATTCAACTTGAAGAAGTGCTTGAGTTAAACTCCAGTGAGAGGGGAAGTGAGGGATTCGGTTCTTCTGGATCGTAGACTATTTATATATAAACAATATGAGAGAGTTAGCATCATTACTATTGCATTCGCAAACACAAGCACATGTATACCATCTAAGAGTTAAAGGTCAAGGTTCGTACGCAGCTCACAAGGCATTGCAAGGCTATTATGAAAACATAGATGATTTGGCGGATGGATTGATTGAAGCATATCAGGGTAAATATGATTTAGTTGAATTTGGTACAGCAAGTAAAATAGATAACGATGCGTCCATCGACAATGTTATTAATTATTTTGATAAGCTATCAGCTGCAATAGATAAATTAAGAAAAGACGAAAAACTTCAAGACTCTTTTTTACAAAACGAGATTGATACGGTGTTGACATTAATATACACCACTCGATACAAACTAGTAAATTTACAATAATGAATAATGATTTTGTGGTTGATTTAGATGCCTTGTTAATAGAGCAGACTATCAAAGCCGAAGAAACAATACAACAGCTGATAGCGCAACCTATTCATATCGATTGGGATCATATTCTAACTGAGTGGTCATATAGACTACCAAAAGGCTATCCCACTATAGTAGAAGGGCAATTTAGCGATCCACAAGAGCTTACTGTGCTTCGTGAAATCTTGCAGGAATATGGAATAGACGAAATACCAACTCTTATGATCAACGAGTCGAAGGTGGTTAAAAAAACTTTGCAACTGGAGGTTTCTAAAGAGGATCTAAAGCAGTTAATCGACAAACTTCCAGATGACTTTTCAGCAAATCAACTGCAGAAACTCTATAATAGGATAAGTGCATTTGGTACGTTTAAACCAATAAGAAAGGCATTGCAGGCAAAGGGCTTTAAATCTGCTGTTGATAAATCTGGTAAGGTTAGATTTGATATGCCAAAGGCGATTGCGAGTCAGCTACAACTTATGATTGAGGAACTTCCCACCGAGATGTATCAGGATTTTGTTGATTATATAACTACTGGTGATCAAGTCGTATTCCCAGTAGATCAAAGAACGGGTAACATTAATAATCTACTATCAGATACGGGAGTAGCTGAAGAAGTAACTACTACCTTAGCAAAGTATACGGGACAGGATGAAGGAAAGAAAGGAGTCGGTATGGCTGAAATCATGTTAGCATTATCCTTTAAAAACATAAGAAAACCACCAGGAGCTGGTGATTTAGAAATCGACGATCGAAAGTTTGAAGTGAAGGGTTTCAGTGCCAGACTTGGAGGAACAGGTCCTTATTTATCCAAAGAAGGAATTGCAAAGCTGTCAGAATTGGGGATGACCTTACAATCTGACGCTAAACTCACGTACAAAGGAATTACTGCTCGCACACCTATAATACTATCAATTGCCGGAAAGGATGATCCAAAAAAGATCAAAGAACTGTTTGCGTACTTGCTTACACAGGTTGGGATTCCACAAAAATTCGCAACTCATTCCGCGAACCTGGTAAAGGATTGGGGTAATCAGTATGAAATTAATAAAGCATGGGGTTTAGGAAATGTTATGACTTATGCAGAAAGGGATGACTTTAGTGCTTTCATAGCTGCCGATTATGGTACATCTGGTACTAACAAGGGAAATTATGTTTATGTTCAGGGAAGTCCAGAAGAAATGGCAACTCAATTGTTTGACGCTGAGGTGCCTTTTGAAGGTTTTAACTTTAAATCAAACACATATCCTCGAATAGTATACAAAAAACGATAAAAAATTACAATAAAACCAACCTTAGTGTTGGTTTTTTGTTTTAAAGGGTGTATCTTTCCATACACAAAACAAGTTACAGCATGGGAAAATTTAATTGGTGGCATCGATTCAAAAAGAAAAAACCTCTATCTAAAAAAGATGCCTTTAGAGGTAAGTCCTTCCTATTACAACAAATCGAACACGGAGACTTTGACTTCAGTGATTATCGTAGACAAGCTCTATATGAACTAGAGTTATGTGAACAAGAAAAAACAAAAGTAAAAAGTACTTGGGTTGCAAGTGAATTAGCTCTCAATGAAAAGCTCACTGAGATTGAT